CGCCTTCTGGAACAGGTATAAAACCATCTGGAACAGGTTGTGCTGTATTAGTTTGGTCAAAAGTTTCGCCTGTTGCGGGATTGTAATATGGAGTTACTACCATAGCTCCTATTGGCATATTATCTGGATCTAATATAGTATCGTCCGTTAATGAAAAATCAGGTATATAAGTTTTTTTACCATTCGCTACTATATAGTCTCCTCCTTCATCCGATCCGCTGTAACTTATGTAGGCTCCGCCTTCCATAGTATCTTTATCCAATATAGTATCGTCCGTGGTCGGTTGACCATTGCCCACGGCAGCATCAACGGCTGCTTGTACTGGGTCGATTGTAAGAATAGGATCATCAGCAGCTTGTACTGGCATATCTCCACCAGAGGCCATAGCAGATTTTATGGCTTTTTCTATCATTCTGTCTATGTCGCTATCCATAGGGGTGACTTCTGGCTCAACCATGGGTGACATGGGTGACGTTGAGTCAGAAGCCATAGTGATTGGTTCGTCTTCCATCATAGCAATGCCACTTGTTCCAAAAGGTCCTAGTCCTGATGCTTCTCCACTAACAGCTCCCAAAGCTTTTGCTACAGCTTCGGCTACTTTTTCTGGTTCAACTGTCATTCCAGGTAGAACCTTTCCATCTTCGTCAGTTATTGCACTTCTTGCTGCTGCTTTAGCTTTAGCAGCATCGATTTGTTCTTGTGTTCCATATAAAATAGGCCCATCTTTTCCAAAAGGTTGATAAGGAAGCAATCCTGGCCCTGGAGTTAAACTAAGTTGAGACTCTTCTGTAGCAACATTTGGTTCTACATATCCTGTTGAACCAAGAGGTAATTTTTTATATTTATCTACAAGCGGTAGCGATGGCAAAGGAGGGGGCGTTACAGGATTTATCATAGGTATACTCGATAAATCTATACCAAGAGAGCCAAGATTCTCAGGCAAAAGATCTCTGTCGATTATATCTCCTCTATCAAATCTACCTAATGATGGTATGCCTATTCTCATTTTTTCTTCTCTCTATCAGCTGCTACTTTCATTGCTGCTATGTCTTCTTGAGATTTTAACTTCTCTTCTTCGGATTGGTCTTTCTGTTTAAGCTTAGCTTTGTCCAGTTTGATTCTCTCCTCTGCAATCATTTTATCATCTTCGTTTTCTTTTGCACGTATAGCTAGTTCTTGTTGCTTCAATGCCACTACGCCATCGTCAGTAGATAGTATCTTCTCTATTCTAGGCATGATCGATTCCATAATCTCTAGTTCTAGTTGTGCTTTCAAAGCTTCTTTTGCAGGATTCGGTGGGGGTGGCATCATCATTCCTCCTTGCTGCATAGCTGGCATCGGTTGTGGTTGATCTGGCATCTGTTCATTAGCTTGGTTCTGTGCTTCTAATGATATGTGTTGGAATATGTGCGACACCATCATAGGCACCGCTGCAGGGTTTGTCATACCTGCTCCAGACTCTAAGAAAGAAAGATGCACCTCTATGTGAATCTGATGCGCCTGATCAGGGAATGCCATAAGAGGTGCACCCATTAATGCTGCGCTATTCTCACTTGCTGGATCCATCGGAACGGGTGGGGGCGGATCAGGTGCGAACAACGCTTCAATATTTTCAGTGCCTAAGGCTTGGTACATTCTTCTGTACGATTCTTTGATGTTGTGTATTTGTGGATTACTTTGTACTAACTGTAGTTCTTGTTGTGCCAATGTAATACGTTGGCTCATTGAGAAGAAGTTAGGATCACTCACAGGTATCACATCTACTCTGTTATCAAAGTCGGCTTGTTTGATTTGTTGATCTCCGCCTATAACTTGGTATGGATATACAGGAGGCAGATACTCTGCAAACAATCTGGTTAGAATTTTAAATTCTGTTTTCTGTGCATAGTGCAATCTTTTGTGAACTGCAGACATGACTCTTGTGCCTTGCTCTAGTAAGGCCATGGTTGTTCCAACAGGAAGTTCTTGGTTACCTTCACCTATTTGTAAATTCGTAATCGATGCAAACCTTTGTCCTGCTTCTACACAGAATCCTAGTAGTTGCATCAATGTTGCCGACGGTTCTTTATAAGGCAGTGGTATCAGTGAATCTCTTAGTGCTCCGCCTGGTGCGTCTACGTCTCTGAACTCTCCAGGTTCTAGTGGAGTCTCGTCGTCCCTGATTCTAAGTCCCCTGGCCTTAAATCCAGCAGGAAGATTTGCCAGCGTACCTGCATCGATCAGTTGTCGTAGGGCTCCAGTAGCGGTTCGAGACAATCCGCCAATCATGTGTATTAAGCCGAACCCATAGAATCCAAGACCAGGGAGAAACTTGTAGTGTACAAAGTATTGTATTTTTGTTCTTAGTGGATCGTCCTGACGGTAGTTCCTTCTAATAGATAAGACTGCGTTTGACGCTCTGTCTATCGTAATAATAAAAGGTAGGTGGTATCCGTCTGGATCTTCAAAGCCTGGTATGTCTATGGATACGTGACACTCCAACAGTTCATACATCATGTCGTTGGTGTTAGCACTCAGTCCTTCGAGCTCGTCCTCTTTGTCTACGGTATCGCTATTTATGTTTGTTTCAGCAGGCTGTAGTGGTATGTCTCTGTAGAATCCTGCAAGTTGTTGTGCTCTGATTTCGTTGTAGCTCATTTTGACTACATGTGTGACTCTTTCACACGTTTCTAGGTCACTGGCTGTGTACGGAACTACTAAATCTTCTACGGGTACAAAGGTGCTCACTGCTCTTTGTTTACTTGGATCGTAATAAACCTTCTTAAATGCTGTACCTGCTAGGGGTAAATAGAACAATAATTGATCCATTTCAGGGGTATATTCTTCCATTACCGTAGTAATCTGGTAGTTCATGAACTCTTCTACCCTACGTGCTTGATCTTCTACGTCAGGTGTTTCATTGCCCATGACTCTGGTTTTCACGGGGCCTTTACTTGGTAATAGTTCCTTAAATGCCTGCGCTTGGAACTGCGTTACGGATTCGGCGAGCATAGGATGTGTTACGCCTGATGCTCCTGGAAAAGGTCTGTCTCTATCTTCATACTTAAAGCCAAGTAAATCTAGGCCTCTTACGTATGTGTCTTCCCAGTCATGACGACTTGCCTTGTCTTCTTCGTAGTCGGTAATTAATTCAAAAGCAATTCGTCCTAGCTCGCCTTCGTCAACGTACTCCGCTAAGTTTGCGTCGAAGGGCGTGGTATCGATAACTTCTTCATCAGGAAAAAAATCTATCTGTGCGCCTTCTTCGGATAGTTCAACGGCAATATCGCCTTCACCCATTTGCATGGGCTCTTCAATCTGAACTTCCTCTCCGTCTTGTACTTCCAGATCAATAAGATCTGACAACCTTTCTATGTTGGTCGGTTTACTGTTCTCTGCCATTTACTTTCTTTTCCATGTCTTCAAGGGCTCCTTGTACGTCCCCAGACATTCTTGGTGTTCCGCCAAATAGTCCTCTAAATGGATTATCTTCTGGATTGTAGAAGTCAGGATTCTTACGTTGTTGCGATGCACCAAAATACATTCCTGCTCCACCCGCTCCTAGACTTGCTATAGTTCCTTTTATTAGGCTGTCTACTTTTCGCATTCTGTTTAAAGCTTCCATAAGTTGTCTAGCTTCACCCATGGTTTTTGTCAGCTTCATTTGTCCTTCAAGAACTTTTACAAGTTTTTCAACCTCAGCACCTTTTTCTATCAGCTCTTGCGCTTTTCTAGCGTAGCCTGCTTGAGAAGTTATGGAAGTAGATCCCTTGGTTACACTGTCTGTAAGAGCTTGAGTTTCTCGACCGTACCTCGCAACCATATCGTCTAACTGGTTCTGCGTTAGTTTATTAAACTTGTCTCCTGCTTGTTGACCCGTTCTCATACTTTTAAGAACGTTGTCCATTCTTGATGAGGGACTTCTGCCGCCTAAACTACCAATGCCTCTCATGAGGCCTTGTACTAATGGTCCTAATGCCATGTTGTTCTCCTAGTAAACGCCTGTGAACTTTGTGCCTCTCATTGCGTCTCCACCACCACGGCTTTTGCCTTTCCCGTCTCCAGGTTTGGTCATGGGTGCTTTCATATCAGTTTGTTTTGCATAAGGAACAAATCCTTGGTCCTTGATCTTTTCGCCTTTATCAGCCATTGCTCTCTCCTAATAATATTCTCTGATCCGTCTGGGTTCATTTTCCTGCAGATCATCGTCCGATTCTAAACCAATAAATCCGCCCTGTCGATAACGCATTAACGCTTGCGTTGTCGAGTCCACTAAGTCGTCATGATCTCCAAATGGGAATGCTGCACATTCTTCTACTAATTCTTCCGCCCAACGCGTGTCGGGTACGTACACCATGCCTGATTCCAACATAGGTGCGACCGCATTTACTCTTGCAATCTTGTCTTGTCCTTTGCCAGGTGAGTAGTTGACCACAGGAATACCCGCATGACGTAGTTCGTCCGTGAGCGGTAGACCACTGGCCTTGGCTTCTACAATAACTGTATCTGGATCCCAGTATTCAAACTGCTTATATGCCTCTCTCTTGAGTGTAGGAAAGTCCCACCTACCTTTTTTGACATCAAGCAACAGCAAAGCTGGCCGCATAGAGTGAGGATCAGGGTAGAAAA